GATGCGCATCAGCACGTCACGGCTCGGCCAGGGCGGGCCATCGGCGATCAGTTGCGACAGATAGGCCTCGGAAACGCCGATGATCCTGGCGAAGTCGCGTTGGCTTGGTGCGCCATCCTGAGCCAGGAAAGCGCGCAAGGGATTGTAATCGACGCGCGGTCGGCGCTCGCCCATGGTCGTGCCTCAAATGTGAATGCGGTTGATGCCAGGAACGTTACACTGTGTTTCGGCCGCGTCAAACAGCACCCGCAACGCTGCTTAAGGCCTCACCGTCTAATCACGTTCAACAGTGTTCAAATCTGTGCAATTGCCGAATGACCCTGTTTTACGATATTCTCCTTAACGACCCTGCATTTGCATGGTTCGGTGTCGCTGGGAAAAATGGGGATTAAATTTTTTTTGGCGGCACTGTGGACAACGGCCTAACGAGGGGGGTTCCTCAATGGCAAAGTCAGAAATGGAAGACGAAACGACACACGCGCGCGCCAAGCATGATGTCGTCCACTACATAAGAGAATGGCGCACTCACCGAGGCCTGACAGTCGATGGCCTGGGCGAGGCGGCCGGGATATCCGGCTCAATGGTGTCGCAACTCGAAAGAGGGCGCACGACTTACACGCAAACCACCCTGCAAAAGATAGCGGAAGCATTGAATGTACAGCCTTGGAAGCTATTGGCCGCCGGCCCCGATGAAGATCAAAGATTGTGGACTGTAGTTCTTCAATCCAGCTTGCCAGAGATCGGCCTGGACCTCGACGAGGCTGGGAAAAACATCGTCTCGATGCTGATTTCTAACAATTACCGCGCAGCAATTCGGTCGGCCTGCTCGATCTTCGGCAAGGGCATCGTGCCCGATTTCGACGCCGACGAGTTCACTTTCAAATGGGAAGGCGGGCCGGGCGGTTAAAACTCGAATCACTTTCGAGGTATCGACGAGCGGCCCCGTCAAGCGGGGCCGTTCGCTTTTCCAGGCAAGGCAAGGCTTTGCGACATTTTCGCCCTGTTGAAAACCCTGTGAACAACTTTGAACACTGAGGCCGAAAAGCGCAACGACGCTTAAGGCACGGTCGCCGTTTGTTCTCCTGACCGTTGACGCAATCGGACCGTCGATTAACGTTCAATGCGTTCATGCCACCCGCTATCAGGTTGCGCGTTTGGCGGGTTGCTGGAGGGCTCACAGTGGTCGAAGTGTTCGATATACCCGACAGGGAAACGTGGCTGCGTTGGCGCACTGCTGACCTCACCGCGTCGGACGTTGGGGCCGCTGCCGGCGTCGACCGTCACAAGTCGGCGCTGGCCCTCTATGCCGAGAAAACCGGGCTGTTGATGCCCCAGGGCGATAACCCTGCAATGCGTCGCGGTCGCTGGCTTGAGCCGGCGGTGATGGCGGCCCTGGCCGAGGAGCGCCCCGACTGGGCGGTGCGGCCCGTGGGCAAGTATTACCGCGACGCCGAAAACCGGCTGGCGGCAACGCCTGATTTCATGGCTGTGACCGACGAGCCCGGCTTGACCAATATTCAAGCCAAGGTCGTTGCAGCGCCCGTATATGCCCGTGACTGGGCCGAGGGGCCGCCGCTGGCCTATCAGCTCCAGACGCTCACCGAAGGCCTGCTGATGGACGCCGCGCGGTCCTATGTGGCCGCCCTGGTCGTGTCGACCTACACCGCCGAGCTGCGCTTGCATCGCATCGACCGACACGCGGCGGCCGAGGCAAAGGTGCTCGACATCGCCAAGACGTTTTGGCTGCACGTCGAGCGTCAACAGCCGCCGCCCGTCGATGCCTCCCATGACGGCGAGCTGATCGCGGCGATGTATCCCGAGGCCAAGCGCGAAGCGGTGGTCGACCTCACCGGCGACAACATGCTGGCGACGCTGCTGCCCGAGCTGGTCACGCTCAAGCGCGGCATGAGCATCGACCGCAAGCGCGCCGACGAAATCGAAACCGAGATCAAGGCCAAGATCGGCGAGGCCGAGCGCGCCCTGGTGCCGGGCTTTGACATCACTTGGAAGTCGCAAAAGCGCAAGGCCTACACGGTGCCGGAAAAGAGCTACCGCGTCTTGCGCGTGGTCGATCTCGACGAGGAGGAAGCGGCATGACGATAGACCCTAATCGCCTGGGCGATGCCCCGATTGATCCGAGCGTCGCGGCGCTCATGCAGAGCTTGGCGCGCGGCGTTGACGAGGTGCTCAACGGTGCCGGCCATAGGCACACCGGCTTTGTGCTGCTGGCCTTCCCGCTCAACACCGAGGAAGGCCGCGCCAACTACATTTCCAACGTCCAGCGGCCCCAGGTCGTGCAGTTGCTGCGCGCCCAGCTCGCCCGCTTCGAAGCCCAGGAGAAAGAGGCCCATGGAAACGCAAACCAGAGCTGACCGACAGGCGGCGCTCGACCAATTCGCCCAGGCGGCGACGAGCAAGGGCGAGCTGGCGACGATCTCGCCGGCTGTCACCCGGCACGACGTTTACGGTGCCCAGCCCGTCGCGGTGTATCGCGACGACGCGCGGGTGCTCCAGCAAATCAAGGTGCTGGCCGCCGCCATGGGCGAGGAATGGTATTACCGCTACCCAGTGCGCAATAAGCGCGAAAACCGCACCGACTACATCGAAGGCCCGAGCATCAAACTCGCCAACGATCTGGCGCGCATCTATGGCAACTGCGAGGTCGATTGCCGCGCCCAGGACATGGGCTCGGCCTATCTGTTCCATGCGCGCTTCCTCGACCTCGAAACCGGCTTTGCGCTCACCCGCCCGTTTCAGCAGCGCAAGGGCGCGGCCAAGATCGGCGGCGACGATGATCAGCGCCGCGAAGATGCGACGTTTCAAATCGGCGTATCGAAGGCGATGCGCAACGTGGTCGTGAACGCGCTGCAAACCTATTCCGACTACGCCATGGCCGAGGCGAAAAACTCCCTGGTCGACCGCATCGGCCGTGACCTCGCTAAATGGCGTGATCGCACCATTGAGCGCGTCGGGCAGCATGTCGAGATTGCGCGCGTCGAGGCCGTCGTGGGCCGCAAGGCAAACGAATGGCTTGCGCCCGATGTCGCCCGCGTTATCGCCATGGGCAAGGCCTGCGACGACGGCTTTGCATCCTGGCAAGAAACGTTCCCGCCGCTGTCGACCGGCAGCACGGGAAGGACCACGAAAGAGGCGCTCGACGGCTTTGCCGATGAGCGCTCAATGGTAGGTGGTGGCGCTCCGCACGGCCCCGCCACCGAGGCCGCCGGTGCTGCGGAAATGATCCCCTCAACTGAGGCAGCACCGGCGGCCGAACATTACGCGGAACACCTTGGCGTCCCGGCCGGCGAGACGGTCGACAAGGAAACCGGCGAGATCACCACGCAAAAGACCGAGGCCGAGGTGCGCGACATGCAGCGCAAGGCCATCGATATGGTGATGCGCCTCGCCGGCAATCCCCAGCTCACGCTCGACGAGAAAATGCAGGAGTTGGACGCCATCGGCCCAGCCCTCGACGACTTGCCCGAGCAATTCGTGAAAACCGCCGTGCAGACTGCCGCCAAGGTGGCGCAAGGCAAGATGAAAGCGGCCGATGCCCGGCCCTACCTTGAAGGATTGATCAAGTGAGCGAAGCCGAAACGATCACCCAAACCTCACCCGAGTTTGCCGGCACGAGCCCGGCTGTGCGCGCGGTGCCGGATGGCGACCCCAAGCGCAAGAAATTCGAAAAGCTGGCGTCGGCCCGCGTCAAGCGGGCGATCAAGGCAATCCGCATCGTGGCCGGCATGGGTGGCAAAAACCGCTATGCCTACTCGTTCTCGTCGGCCGATGTCGACAAGATCGCCCAGGCCCTCGACGAGGAAGTGACCACGCTGCGCGAAAAGATGATCGCGCCCGGCCGCCAGATGGATATCGAGTTCGATTTCAAGTGACAGGGAAGCCCCAGGACGCGCGTTTGCGTCGGCGGGGCCAGAGATACCTCGGGGCGCGCTCGTCGCGCTCCTAGAGCCCGCCACGGGCCAATCCAGGGGAAAGACGATGACGGCCGACGAAATCACGCTGCCGCGCTATGTGACCATCACCTACTTCTTGACCCAAATGCTGGGCCGGAAGTCGCGTGGCACCTATTACAACCATATCGATGATCCGGGCTGGCCCCAGCGCGTCATGATCGGCGGCAAGCCGATGCTGAATTACGATGATTGCGCCTCCTACATCCGCCGCCAGGATCAGCTCGGCCGCGCGCCGAAGGAAAAGCCGAAGCGCCCACGCGGTCGCCCTCGCAAGGCGCGGCGCTGATGGCAAAGAAACCTAAGCCAAAGCGCGCCGAGATCGAGCTTGACCTTTTCGGGTCCAGGGAAGCGCGCGACGCGGCTTTCGACGATCTCGACGAGCACGGCCGGGGCTGGGTGCCGATGGCGCAGCGCAAGGTCATGTCGCTGCCACCCGATTGGACTGGCACCGGCGAGGATATCCGAGTGCATTGCATGCGCCAGGGCGCGCCGATGCCTCACCATTCGAATGCCTGGGGCGGCCTGATCAATTCGTGCATCAAGGCCGGCCTACTGCATAAGACCGGCCAGCATGGGCAGATGCGCGCCGTCCGAAGCCATGCGAGGTCGACGCCGATCTACAGCCGCCGGCCGGGCCAATAGACCCTATTTCTGCACCACCACGGCAAGGAACCGAATATGGTCGGCCTCTTGCTTGTCGAGGATTTTGCGGTGGCTTCGGCCCAGGCCGCGCGACTGCCAAATCGTGGCCCAGTTGTCGGTCGAAAAGAACACGCGCCCGTCGACCATTTCGAGCGTCTCGCGTTTCGGCTTGGGTGCTGCTTTCCGGTTCATGCGAACAGCCCTCCGAGCACTTCCATTTTTTCGGCGGCCGAGTGCTCATGTTCGGCGATGCCGCCCCGGTGCTCAATCCACCGGCCGCCGGTGAGCGACGGCGGAAAGAGCGTGAAGCCTTCCGAGCTGCCATAGCGGATGATTGCCGCCATGCCCTTCTCGCCGCCGTAGCGGTCGAGGAAGTCGCGCAGAGCTGGGTCGCGGTGCGCGTCGGGGTGGCGAGGGTCGACCCACACTTGCAAGACGCCGATGGTCTGGCGCTCGCCGGTGTCCGAAACG